AGCCTCGGCCTTACGGAAAGAGCCGACATTGAAGTCACTCGTTAATACGTTAGAAGTAAATGCGGCAGCTGCGGCAGAAGAGCCGGCATTAGCCACGCCAGAGCCTCCAGTAGTGCCCAACGATGAAGTACTACCGAATGAGCTCGTAGCAGTAGTCGAGGTAGTCGATACCGTTGGAATCTGAACCGTAGGAGCGGAGCCCGTAGGAATTTTAGGCACGTTAGGCAGGATTGGAATCGAGTTATATTTATCGATGATCCAGTTAATCGCGGCTATTGCTCCGTTAATCATGGTCGTAATCGCGCCGATTACTTTTCCGATGATATTAATGACGTCGCCGGCAGACTGACCAACCAATTCGAAAGCCTTGCCGAGAATGTTGCCCAAGATTGGGGCTACGGTGTCTTTAATGAGCTTACCGAAAGCTGCGAACTTATCGGAATTCTTAGTAATGGCGTCAGAAATAAAGCCCCACGCTTTAGACATTCCTTCGAGAATTGGCGTAAAAATACTCTTAATGGTCTGACCGATATCGCTTATAGCTTTGCCGTTGATATTGAAACCATCGCTAAAAGCGTTAAGAGCTGGTAAAGCCTTTTCATTGACGAAGTTAAAGAATTTATCGAGGATTGGCAAAAGCTTATATCCGAGAGTCTCTTTAGCCTCATCGAAAGCGATCTGGACTCGTGCCATCTTGCCAGCGTAAGTATCTGCATTAGCCGCAGCTGCGCCTCCGAAGGTATCCGAAAGCTTCTTAGTGACGTCCTCGAAGCTCATAGTCTTTAGCTCTGCGGCGGAAAGTCCGATACCCAATTTACCGAGAGAAGTCGCATTACCGTCGTAGGCCTTGGCGATTGCGTTAGTAGTTGCCTCGAGCGGTTTTCCTGTCGCGGTCGAGACGTCCATCGCAAGAGTGAGGAGCTTTTGAGCTTTCTCGGTATCTTCTGTACTTCTCAATAGTCGAGAGTAGGCCGGACGTAGCTTATCGTCGGCAACGCCAGAAGCGAGAGATAGCTGGAGGATCTGATCCTCTACGGCTTTAATCTGCTTCTCTGTTGCGCCTGTAACGTTTTGTAATGCTAAAGCTAATTGGGTTTGACTCTTCTCGTCCTCCATCGCAGCTTTAACGCCATCGATGGCAAGCTTTCCAGCATAGGCAGCAGCAGCGGCCGCAGCAGCAGCAAAAGCTACGCCCGCCTTCTTTCCGAATTCGCTTACCTTATCGCCGAATCCTTCGACCTCTGTCGTAGCACCTTTTACGCCCTTTTTTAAATCGTCATAATCGGCGTCGAAGGTGACTTTTACCTTTGGTGCTGCCATTAGTTAAGCCCTTCTCTCTTCGCGATTTCTACGATCATCTGCTCGTATTCTCGTGCGACGACTGGTACGTAATATTCTACCGCTGGAGCTATCCAATAACCCGACTTCTTATACGGAGTCTTAAATCGATTTGTATATTTACGACCGATGGAATCTTCTCCAGAATGTGAGCCGTATTCCGTACCCCATAGCAGAGCTCCCGCCGGTGCTTTTACTTGCTTTACTATCGAGCCATTTTTACGACGCTCTCCACCGTAGGCACGTCCGACCTTTTTAGTACCTCCGATATCGACTCGGATAAGGCGATCGCGTGGAGTAGTAATAGATTCGACTACGAGCTTCGTCTGAGGTGCTGGAGCTGCTAATCCGAACATAGTTAGCTGACCAGCGAGACGCTTAGATAGAGGTTGAGCTTTATCGCGTACTTCCTGCTGGACTTCCTTATCGAATGCTCGAAGAAGTCCGAGAAGGTTTTTAAGTTGGTATGGATCTACTTCGATTTTATAGACGCCTTGGCCTGACTTATTTGCCATCGCGTTTCTCCAATATCTCGAGAGTAGTTAAAATATCTTCCGCCGATTGCCAAGAATCACGCGGGAGCCCTGTCCGTATGGCGAGCTCCCACGTAATCCGGTCTAAGCTTCCGGCGGGGTAACTTTTGGGGCTTCGGTATCCTTAAAGATATCCATCTCATCGATGGTGAGCTCCCAGATTTCGTACGACTTCGTAGGCTTACCAGCGGCTTCCCGAAGATAAGCGTAATAAGCCAGCTGGAGGAAGTCGGCGGTCTGATATAGACCACCGAGCCCCACCTCTGCGAGCTTCTCTTTAGTAGCGTTATAAAGGCTCTTGCCTGTCTTACGCTCCCATCTTGCCCACTCTGGCGTACCGATGTGATAGGTCACTTCTTCGCCATTTGTGTACTTGATACCGATATCTAGCTTCATTACTTGGCCTCCCGATTAGTTTGGTTTTAGCTGAATGTCTCGGTAGGTGTACCGACAACAGTAAAGGAAAGTGAAACGGTCTGAGCTGATGGAGCAGTACCGCCTACTGATGGGAATACTGGCATTACGTTAAAAGCGAATACCGCGCCAGTAACGGCAGTAAGTGAGACTGCGAGAGTCGTATTAGGTGCTGATTCCGCAGCAGACCATAGAGCTTCGCAAAGTGAGCCAGAAGCTCCCCAGTCTGCGAGCATTTCGACGTCAAAAGTCCACTGATCGTCTACGTGCTTATATGCCTTACCGTCGAGAGTCTGATAAGTATCGATAGTAGGAGAGTTTGAGAGTGACGCGCTTGTAGCTTGTGCGTCGTATGAAGTAGTCGCGATTGTGAGAGTTAGATCGCGTCCCGTGATGATGGTGGTAGCCATTAGTCGCCTATGCTTTCTGTGAATTGTGTCGAGACGCTTATCTCGCACGCGATACAGTTTGTACCGCTTTGTAGTGTTGCCGGCATGGGATTAGATACCGCGCCGATTGTGTACCCTGTCGGAATAACCGCCAGAATTCTTACGATGAGCTGCTCGAGGTTATCCATCCCAGCTTCGTTATCGTATGGCTCTACCGCTAAGGCGAGCTGAAAATTAATTTTACCCTTAACTGCACTTGAGCCGATGAGATTAGGCTCGATATATGGCACGTCCGGAATGATGGCCACGAATGGCAATACTGCCGCTTCTGGATACATTGGGTAGACGCTGGCAATATCTTCGACCGACTCTAAAGCTTCTTTAAGAGGTAGGCGTACGTTGGTATAGATCGACATTAGTCCACCATATTTTCGACGTCCCAATAATCAGAGACGAGACCCAATACGCGACGGAGAACGTTTCCGCCCATTCGATAAGGCGAGATAGTGCCGTCGATTGATTCGATTTGGCCTCCAGCTGCCTTACGGCTCTGGAAAATATCGGTACAGATTGCATAAAGAGCGGACTCTACTGCGGCGTTACCATTATAGATATCGTAAGCAGAGTAACCGCTTAAAGTAGCTTTAGCTGCTGGAATGATTGCTCGAGAGGTAACGTCTGTACCTGTCGCTGAATACTCGAACCAGAATTCTCCGCGCTTTGTGATTGTTTTCGTGCCGGCTAGCGGTGACGGTAGACCTGCCACGATCACACTCTGGCCGACCTCGAAGTAATGACGGCGAAGTGTAGTAAGCCTTGCTACGTTATCCACGAGACGATAGGTATCGACTCCGGAAGTATGGGAAACGAGTTTAGGCAAGAGAACGAGCTCCGCCGTAGTAATAATCTCGGTTAGATATGCGTCATCGTAGAGAGAGACGCTAACGCCCAGCACCTTACGCAACTCGGTCGCGTTGATGATATTTGGCATTAGCGTCTCTCTTTCTACTGCTCGACCGAACTCGGGAGAATCCGGTCGATGTCTATTTGATGGGGATTATGTGAGGTTGAACTTACGTACGCCCGCTGGCTTGACGACCTGCGCTGCTACGTACTGGTAGTACTCGACCTCGATGGCTCCATCGGTGAGGTTATTAATTTGGATTTGACGGATAGGGCTTTCCCAGTATCGAGCTGCCTGTCCTGTAAGGATTAGAGCAGAGTTATCGATAAGTCCTGAATTAGCTGCGAGGAATGGATCTACGTAAAGATTCATACCTTCAACGTCGCCACGGAGTGATTGAGGTGTTACGCGACCGTTTGCATTCATTGGGTTAATCGCGTTATAGAGGCCGCGTCCAGTTGTGTCCTTAGCTGCCTTGATTGTTGTCCACCAGTCCGGTGAAGTGAGAAGCATATCTGCGAAATCGCCAGAGCCGCTAAGAGCTGCTGAAGTTTCTGTCGCAATAAACGACTGAAGTCCCGCGATTGTGCCCGCAGTCGTTGAAGCAGCAGTACCGCCAGCGACGAGCTGAGCGAGAAGATACTCGTCCTTATTCTTACCGAGTGCTACCTGAATTTGACGTAGCACTTCCTGATAGAAGCTCGGAGTTGAGCGATCGAAGAGCTCGAAAGTAATTACCTGACGGCCGGCCTTCTTGACGATTGAGACGTCGATATCGTCTGTCTCCATCGAAGTAGTAGAAGCGGTCGCACCTTCTGCGGTTGTCGCAGCAGTTGGGTACTGTGTTACTTTCGGAATCTTGAAGGTAAGGCCTGTCTCCATAAGAGGAGATACGCCTACCGCGTCGATAGCCGCAGTAGTACCGAGTGAAGTAGTGATGATTTCGTTAAGCCATGAATCATGAACGAGGCCAGTGTTTCCCGCTGTATCTGCTGCCTGAAACTTGCCAAGGTCAGCGTCTGCAACGCGAATAAAGCCCTGTGAGTCAAAATCGCCCTTTGCTGCGCGGACTTTGTGCTCGATGTAAGCGGCTGCGGATGTGATTGGTGTGCGAGTCTTACCGACTGAATAGCTAGAAGCTACTGCGTTAGCGGTGACTGACTTAGCGGCTTCTACCGTCTCGACGGCTTCCGCTGGTGTGACGGTGTTGTCCACTTCGTCTCCTTCTGTTGTTGGGTTTTCTTCTGTTACCAAGGTAGTACCAGAATCTTCATTAATTGGAGCATTCTTATAGCCGAAGCTAGCGAATACGTCTCCAGTAAGTGAGGCTGCTGCCTTGCTTTCATTTTTGATTACGTCGATAAATCCAGCGGCTGCGGCTTCTTCTGCGGAGTACCAAGTTTCCGCGTCAAGAGCTGCGAGTAAGTCCTCTTCTGATCCGTTGAATTTACTCATGTAAATAGAAACCATCGAATCGCGAAGCTTGTCTAGTACGTCAGCTTCTTTACGTAAATCTTCGGCAGAGCCAGCAAGTGCAGACCATGGATTATGAATCATATACATAGCGTTTTCTGCCATGACCACGGTATCGCCGGAAAGTGCTACGAATGTCGCAGCTGACGCCGCTACTCCGTCGATATTTGTAATTACATTAGCTGGGTGCTCTTTGAGAGCGTTATAAATTGCCATGGCTTCAAAGACTGAACCCCCTGGGCTATTTATGTGAAGATTAATTGTCTTAACGTCGAGAGCATTTAGATCCTTGACGAATTGCTTTGCAGTAACGCCCTCTGAAAAGAAACCCGATCCGATTGGCTCGTAGATATAAATATCCGCCGAATCTTTCTGACGTGCTGCCTGTATTGCGTAGTATTTTTTCTCGCTCATAGGAGCATATCCTCTTCTTCTCGTATTTCGTCGATAGTCATCGCTGGAGTACCGGACTCGTCGCGAATGTTATTTAGAATCTGGTAAACCTCTGCGCGTTCCTTAGGATTTCCGCGAAGGAAGTCGTCCAAGTCGAAACGGCATTCCTGTCCAACGCTTACGAAGTCCGCGAAGCTCATGCGCTGCTCGATTGCCGACATGATAGAACGGAAAGCAAAGTCCACGAGATCGCGACGCTTGTCGAGTGCATTGGAGTAAGTAAATGTAGATTGCTGCGCGTCTGCGAAGTAAGCCGGAAGATTTCCTAAACGGCAAAGCTCCAGCGCGACGTAGTTACGCGCCTCGTTGAGCTGAATCGCCTTAGGGTCAAAGCCGAATTTTTCTAGCTTTAGATCTGCATTAATAAAAGCGACGGAAGCCGAATCCTTACGGCGTTGTCTGAATTTATCCATAAGTCCAGCGGTCTTAGTTTTATCTAAGCTCATGCCGTTAGGAGTAAGAATGGAAAGAGGTGACGGATTCTCTGCGAAGTCACGAGCAGCCCTCTCGAGTGCCAGCGCAGCTAGAACGGTGTTTCCCGCACGTGCGAGGAAACCTTCATCTAGTCCAGTAAATACCACCAAGTCGGAAGGATTTACAGGGAATCCGTCAATACGATAAGCGATTACCTCGGTGCCAAGTTTATTTAAAAGAACTGTTACACGTTCGTAAGAGATTCTCTCCATGGCGCGGATTTTTCCGGTGTCTGCATAGCGATCGAGAACACGAGCATAGGCATACGGATAAAAGAAAAGATCGTCGATAATCCAAGCCCAAAATACAGAGCCGGCGATACGTGGATCGGGTTGGTTAATTACTCGAGGAGCTTGTACCTTTTCGCCGGTCGCAGAATTGCGAACGTGCATAGGGAGCGAAGCCACTGTCGTAAAGATTCCTCGGCAACGCGCAATAGTAGGCACGCTTACCGCTTGAGCACGAGTAACGAATGGCGTACCTGTGTACCAAGCTCCGAGAGTCTCATTATTAAACGGTGCTAGGTCTGCCATGGCGACGCGTGAATCTTCTGCGGGTGCGTTAGAGCCACCGTACATTAATTCGCGTAATTTCATGGGTGTAATTCTACGAAATCCGATACCACTAGCCGAAGATAATGTCGAGGTCTGTCTCTGGGCGTGTCGCGTAATGGCTTGCCAGAGCTGCGGCCACCGTAGCAGTTACCACCGACCCGCTCGCACGTCGTCCGATTACCCATCCTCCATCGCCTTGAGGAAGTCGAGCCGCCGATATGACTTGCTTCGTTAGCTCGGCCTGATTCTTATGGCGAAGTCTGCCCGAGGTGATAGCTCCGAGGAATTCGTCGCACGCTTGTCCGTAAAGAGCTCCATCGATGGCCTCGGTAGGGATACCGGCCGGAGCTAGACGAGCAGCAATAGCCGAAGCCGTACGCTTTGAGTAGCCGACCATCTCCGTAGGGTATTGGCGGACATAATCGCCGACCTCGTTAGCGATAGCTTTATCATCGAGGCTTACGTCATTGTGCCAAGTATGGAGAAGCTTCACGAAGAAGAGCCCATCACCGTCCGGCATACGTTGAGCAGCTACGAGAGCCGCATTCTTACGATCTGGAGAGCAGTCGATACCGAACCAAGTCGTAAGCTCTGGATCTAGCTCGAGAGATTCATCGCCACACTTGGCGAATGACTCCGGAGGAATGGCTCCCGAGATTGTGGCTACCCATTGGCAGAGCACTTCGGTACGAACCACGTCCGCCGGATCATTGAGAACGGCTCGGATGTTATTTTCGTTAATTGTGTAATTCAGCGATGGGTTAGCTTGAGCGATACCCTTCCAGAATTCCGGAGAGTCATCGATAGGGTGATAACCGCTCGACCACTCGAAATATCCAATATCGTCCGAGCCACCGGCGGCAGCTGCGAGGCCTCTTTCACGTAGAGAGTTAAGAATTACTGAGTGCTGGTCTCCGGCATTCGAGTAAGTCCACTGCTGGGGATTCTCGGCGGCCATCATGGTATAGCGAAGCGACGCCCAAGTAGATTCGTCTTTTAGCTCGCGGGTCTCGTCGATATGGACGGTCTCGGGGCGGGAAATTCCTCTAGCCGCAGCTGCGCCAGCCTTGACCATGTAGCGCGTACCGTGAAGAGTCTCGATTTCCTCCGAGCCATGAGCCCAGCGGATTCTCTTTACTTGGGAAGCGAGTCCCTGATTCTCCTCGATGATATTTACTAGATCGCGAAAGGTCTCCAGAGAGGTAGTAAGGCGGTGAGCCGTACCGATTTGTAGGGGATTGTTCCACTCGAAGAGACCCATCAAGATACGAGCCTTCATAATGGACGTCTTTCCGTTTTGACGGGCTACGACGCAGGTCACTAGGGGATGGGCGTAGCGACCTGTCTCTGGATGGTACTTATGAGCGTGGATAGCGAGCCATTTCTGCCATGGAAGCAGCTCTAAACCTATCGAAGAAGAGAAGTCGATAAGGTCTTGACCCCTAGAAGGTAGATCATTGAGCGGGCTATGAATGCGTGGGACTTCACTTCCGTACAAAGTCTCGGGCGGATTCTGGGATACCTTTTTAAGCCATCCTGCGCCTATCTGAGGCCTGTTTAAGTCGTCTTGGGGCTTCTCGGTCATGTTGGGGGCTACTCGTGCCTTCTTGAGTCGTTTGGTGGTGAAAGAAAGTCTCGGGGGATATGAACGGTGGATTTACCTGCTAAAAAATCGGCTTCGCTTTTATCTTGCTTGGAGTAGTTGCAGCTTCTACACGCTGCTACGAGGTTATCCATCTCGTCTCCTCCGCCTTTAGCTATTGGGACTATGTGATCTACTGTATCGGCGTCTTGTCCGCAGTAGTAGCATATATAGCTATCGCGTCTTAGTACTCGCTCTCGTATCTTCTTCCATAGAGAACTATTACGGTTATGTGCTGGCTTTGCCATTAGTAGTAATTCCTCTTGGTATGGAATAGCCAAGCGTTGCATACTGAATTATAACGAATCTTTATATATCTAAGAGTAGCGTCTATCTGCCTATATCCATCGAGGTCTCGATACCAAGTACTACGCATTTGCCCTAATCCATAATGAGAGCCATTACGTGCAGATACGTCCCACGATCTATTCTCTTTATTAATTATCTTGATAAAGCAAAGATATTGCTTTTCATTAACGATTTTTGAATGGGCGTAAAGCTTGTACATATCGGTAGTAGAGATTTCTTTAGCGTTAGCCGTCGTAGGCACTACCGCCGAAAGACATAGGAGTCCCCCAAGCACCAGTCTCCCCAGCGAGGTAACAGGCGTACACGCCCCTCGCTCGGCGAGGCTGGAGCGTAGCGCATAAGTCAAACCACTTTTAACCGCTTTTAAGTAAAAGTGCTGGTCAGAGCCTAGATTTTGCCCCCCTTGCCTTGGGCGTGTCGGAGTCATTTTACGAGTCCGCTCGATAATTCCTGCCAGCACTTACGGCAGTAGATCACTACTCCGGACTTCTCGTAATGGTGCTCTACATAGTCAAAAGTGCCAGACTCGCAGAAGCTACATTCGGCCATTACTTCGGCTTGGATAAATTCGTCCATTTATTTCCTCGTATCTCTGGCGTACATTCCATTAATCGGAATAAAGCCGATTGCTTCATTTGTGTAATCCCTCTGCATTGGAATCATGCAAGAGGTACAGAGAGCCGTTGGAATTGGCTCGGTAATTGGTGCAGATAGCTCTATTACGGCACTACATGCACCGCAGCGAAAATCGTACTTAGGCATTAGAGATCGTCCTCGCAGATATCGCAAAGAAGCCAGTCGCCGTATCTGGTTAATTCGAATTCTCCGAATTCATCGGAGCAGCGACTGCAATAACCATATTTAACGTTACTCATCTTGGGGCTCTACCTGCTCGATACCCATTACCCCGCAGCTCGTACACTGCGCTAAGTAGACGCCATAAGGTAGCGACCCGCCTTCATCGCTAAGTATGTGCTCTTGGACTCTACCCTCTACTCGGCACTTAAAGCGTCGTCGATTCTCCATGGGATGACCTCCTAAGGTTTTCTATCGGGTGTAAGTCCTGCTGACCTAACCACCAGGAATTATCGCTCCTACGGCGTCTCTCCGGCCTTGCTACGGCCACCGGAATCCATCCGCATATATAAAGATTAGGAGCTATACCAGTTACGAGTACGGCGATATCTTGCTCTCGATCGCGTTCGGTAAGGATGAGAGATCCATCCTCCCAATGACTCCACTTGACCTCGTACTTACTGCCTACGTCGGCCTTACTCTTAAAAGTATCGAAAGTAAGCTGAAAGCCAACGATACCGAGATACTTAGCGAATGCGATTTCTGCTCCAGCTGCTTCGGCGTCTCGAGCTACGTTATCGTGCCATCCAAGCTTATGAAAAGCACGATCTAATTTAATCTCTTTAGAAGCTGCTCGCTTTATTGCGATGTAATGCGCGTAGACCATTTCCTCACGTGTGAGCTTTACCGGTATCCTCATGCTTTGATTACCTCATAACTTACGTCGAGATTGTACATAGCGCCTTCTTCGTTTTCGTGGCACGTTTGATATTCGAATGTATCTGGATTATCTACACTTAAAATTATCTTGTATGGCTTGCTCCATTCGATAATCATTTCGCCTTGAGGAATCCATCCGTCAAAGTGAGCTTTATTCTCTAATTGGATTTTTAGCATTCCGAATAATTCTTTTTCAATGATACGAGCTTTACTTTCGCCAGTAATTATTACTCTTTGACCAATTTTCATTTACTAGCTCCTCGATGAATTGTTACGAATGCCTCTTGATGGCGGCAGTTATCTTCGACTTCCCCGCATTCTCTTACGCAAAGAGAATCGAGAGCTTTACGTACTAGCTCGATGGCTTCGGAGTAATTCATTATCGGAAACTCCATTCCTTCGAGAATTGGTCTAATACCATCCATTGAGCGGGGCACTGATTCTTACGATCTGTTTCGGTGCAGACAAAGCCTCGATACGGCTTATCTACGCCGTCTACCATCTTCGAGCCTTCTCGTAGCGTCATGTGACCATGGAGGCATATAGGAGATTCTGCGAGTACTTCCGCTCCTATTTGTTCTCGTACTTCGTCGATAGCTTGGTCTACGCTCCACGGATCCCGCTCGACTGGTGGCGTGGCCTTTTTCTGGTGTTCATTGACGACGGCCATACTTTCCCGAGTAGCTTTAACCTCCGTAGGAATTACGCTCGCAATAGCGCGACCGATCGCGGACGTGGCGGCATTTTCGACCCACCATTTTTCGGATACGCTGGACTTCTTAACCCATTCCATAGCGATATCGGTCGCTGCTGGATATTCCTCGGTGTCGGTACGAAATACTTGGGCTTCTACCAAGATAGAGCCTCGCTCTTTATCGAAGTCGAGAACCTTTACGTAAATTCGACCCATTGGATACATTTGCTGGAATCGCGCTACTCTTGAAGCGACGTCCTCGTAATTATCAAGATTAAAAGCCATGTTCTCCCCCTATTGTTAATTGCTGACCTTTGCGGTATTGCTTTGCGTATTTCATCTGGGCTTCAAGCGTCCAGAGTGTGCCATCGTGCCAGCGAGAGGTCTCGTCTAGGCAGGAATAGCAAAGAGATCGCACTACTGGCTCTTTACCGTAGTGAGTCTCGGATATTGTGGTTATGTAGGCCTGACGCTGGCCTTTCGGATGTGGGATTACCTTGCCGTCGGCATTACGAGCCCATCCGTACTGGTCTTTGCAAGTATCGCAAAATACGCCGCTCTTAGCTTTAGCGATTGGCATTTTTAGCCGCCTGAATAGCCATACCTCGACGCTGGCCTATTGATAGACCTTCTTTTAAGCCGTCTTGGTGTCCCATCTGGTAGCCGATGTATAACGTGAGCACAAAGCCCGCGAATAAAATAAGTTGCAAAATAGTCATAATTTCTCCCGATAGCACCTTGTCGATGTGCTTGGATAATGGTCGCGCAGATAATCCGCTAGGTCAAGAATTAAGCGGGGTTATGGCGTGTCGGATCTGATACGTGATCGTCTATCTTATTTTCGATACGGTCAAGACTGGTCAATACGTGAGACGCGAATCCATTAGATACCGGCCTTGAATTCTTCTCTGACTTAGCGGAGAAGTAAACCGCTATGGCCGAAATAATTGCCGGAATCACGCCGGCGATAGCGGCTTCTTTCATTTCTTAGGGCTCGCGTATCCGAACACTCCCGCCACGATTGAGCCGAGAATAGCGCGATAGTCTAAAGCAAAGTTAGAGGTAGTACCCCAGACGGCTAGGAATGCGCCTAAGCTCATAAGGTACGGATTCTTCATATTCATTTAAGGCCTAGCCTTTCAATAAGAGCTGCGGCTTTCGCAGGGGATAAGTTTATCTCGAAGTGCATTTCGTCTTTACGATTTCGATAATCTCCGCCCCAAGCGAGTCCGTATTTCTTTGCTAGGGCTCGAATCATTGGAACTTTACCGGCCTCGAATGTGCCGGCTTTGCCTAGTGGGTGCTGGGTAGCGTTGAGATCTACGGCCGTCCCGCTGGAGTGATTAGAAAGCTTATCGGTCGTACCTCGTACTGGACGGAAGCAGTAACCCCAGTCGTCGAGCTTTCCCCCGCCGAGAGGCTCGATTAGCTCGTTAAATTCCTTACAGAATGCAACGAGTAGAGGAGCTACTGCCTCCGCGCAAGCTAGCTTAATCGATGTTCCCTCGATTGGGTACGACTTAATCCCGATAGCGGCTCTATCTTGAGAGGCCGCCCATCCGTTAGAGCTCTTTAATGTCGTGCTCATGATTAGAGCATTCCCATCGCTTTAATTCATTAAGTAATAACTCTTCGTGGTTACACGGAGCAGGTGGGATAAAGGCGTCGGTAATTGGATCATATGTAAAGCCAATTCCAGCGAAATTATATTTAAAACTTGAAGAGTAGCTCGTCTGTATCCATGTTCCACCGTAAGTATCTATAAGCCATTGATAGCCCTCGTCACCATTCGGATCGTTATTATCACATTTTAATACTCTTATAACTTTGTTATCTTTCAATTCTGCGAAGTGACTCATATTAAACCGCCGTCTTTAAGTATTTTACAATAATTAATCCAGAGCCTCCGGATGTTGCAGTTTGAGCAGAGCCACCGGCTCCGCCGCCTGTATTAGCCATTCCATTAGAGCCCGAACCAGTAGAACTACTAGCACCAGCTCCACCGCCGCCGCTTCCACCTGCGCCGGCTGATCCCGATGGATACCAAATCATTCCGCCGCCGCCGCCGGCGTAATATCCGGAATCGCCAGTAGAAGTAGCGGTAGCCCATGAAGAATAAGTATTTAGACCGGCTCCGCCAGCACCGCCATTAGTGCCACCTGTGCCACCTGCTGCACCTGCGCCGCCGCCGCCGCCAGAGTTAAAATTAGGATAAGACCCCGAAGTATTTCCGCCGGCGTTACCTTGGCCAGACGTTCCCGCCGCCGTACCGCTGGAAGGCGTTCTAAATCCTGTACCGCCGCCAGAGCCTCCGGATGATCCAATATTATCCGCAGCTCCGCCACGTCCGCCGCCTACGGCCGCAGTGAGTGTTGAAAATTGGGAATTGCTTCCGTTGGAATCGCTTCCACCTGCGCCTACGGTGCAAGTATGAGAACCTGCCGAGATTGTTGCGCTAGGTATGTAAAGTAAACCACCTGCGCCGCCGCCGCCGCTTCCACCGCCGCCGGCACCTGTCCAACTTCCACCGCCGCCGGCAAGTACAAGGATTTCAGCTTCTAAAGATCCACCAGCTACCGAAAGGGTGCCGCTGGATGTAAAAGTACGGTAGTAATGAGTGGCGTCAGAAGTTAAAATACCTCCGGTAACTACTGGCTTTCCTGCGCCAGCTAATAGACCTAAACTTCTGGCAGAAGCTCCGGCTCTAGTTGAAATTAATGGAGACATTAGGCGAACTTCACCTGCGACGCATAAACCTTATAAGTAGGCGTAGAAGCCGTCTTTATAATTGTGAATGAATAAATATCTGTTGAGGATGCATTACCCCCAGTTGGAGCAGTACCGCCCTGCCATAGAGGAGTAACTGCGCTGCCGTCGATTTGAATCGCAGAAGCGTAATAAGGCGTAGCACCGTTAGGAATAATTACCGAAATAGTAATCGACTGACCTACTGCTAAAAGTGTCGAAAGTGAAACGCTAGAAGAGGCGCGGAAGTTAAGCGTAAAGTTAGCGGAAGCATTTGTAGTAAAGAGCTTTACAGAACCAGTAGAGCCCACTTCGATATTCATCGTTCCGGTAGGAGCAGAAGAGCTTACGTTTACTACTTCGAGAGGAGCATTTAGCGGAGAATTAGTACGAAGATCGTTATCTATCCATGCGAGATCCATATCCGTCGCTGAATTCTTAGCGAGAATCTGGCCAGATGTACCGCCGAGAAGGTCGGCCATCGACGTATCGATATCCTGACCTAAGGTACGCATAGACAAAGCACCATCTTTTACGAGGTCTGTATCGTCTGGAGTATCCCAAGCGAAGTTAGTAGTAGTTGCCATTTATGCCACCGTTCCTAGTGCGTTTTCCCATGTAATTGTATTCGAGATAGTGTCCCATTCCTCGGTAGGCGCGACTTGATTCCATCGCAAAGCTACGACCGAGAATTCTGTCGGCGAAAGATTTACGGTAAGCGTAAGGCGGTTATAGCCGACGCTCCAAGTCCATCCCTCTACGAAGCCGGTAAATTCGCCTCCCGAAATAGACTGCGGAAGGTCTGTAATACGAAGCGGCATACCCATAAAGATATTAAGCAAAGCGTCGCGAGTAGCGTCGTCGATTTCTTGATTAGTGAGATCGTAAGTAACCGAGTCCATCTTTTCGCGAGGATAAGCTCTAAGCGAGAGATATCGGTCGGCTTGATCTTCGGCGTCTGTCGAATGCTTGAGAGCCGTCGTTACGGTATATTCCTTCTGGCCGTAAAGGTTAATCGAATCGAGCTCGGTAGCCTCTACGCTGGAAGCGGCATTATTGCCGTACTTGAGCGTGACCTTATTGCGAACGTCTCCAGAAAGCTTCGAGGAGCGAAGAGATCTAAAGCTCGTCTGATTGGCAGAGATTGAGACGTAGCCGTTAGCTGCGAGGTAATTCTGACGGTGAAGAGAATCGGCGTAGTTAATACGACCCTCTGAATCTTCATAAAGATAGCCGAAGCCGGAAGAGGCTAGATACGCCACGAGGCTATAAATATCGATAACGCTAGAGCTTCGAGCGATTAGCTCGTACTGACCGGCGTCGATTGTGCCTAGGCCTAGATTCTCGGCGTTAGCCCATGTAGTCGTAGGGTCGAAGGTAGCCCATGTCTCGGCCGCTGGCACTTCGTTCCATTGTCCAGCGAGAAGCTCCTCGAGGATGGTCTGAATCTGTACGCCTTCCAGCTGAGAGGTAAGTACTCCCTCAGTAGTGGCCTTAGGAAGCCTTGCAAGAGCCCCTAGGCCGGTTAATTGGTACGAGGTGACGTTAGTTACCGAACCGGCATTCTTAACGAATGAGAGAAGGTCGGTTATGTTAGCTCCGGCGATACTTACCCAGTCTCCCGAGGAATCCTTGACCTGAATAGTTATACCTTGGTTAATCTGGATTGGCTTAGGGTTATTATCAAGATTAAGAAGCTCTAAAGAGACATAGCCAGCGACCGGCTGAGAGTAAATATCTGTACGACCGGAAGTAATAGAGACATTAGCCACCGTAGAGCCAGAGTAATCCACTCCGCCGATGGTGGCTTTTGCTACTACGTTAAAGTCGCTCATCTATCGAATGCTCCAACTAGCGCGAGACCTCCGAGAGTACCTCGAGCCGCCGACGTATTGAGAACGTCCACAATAGTACGAGCCGTACCTTCTGGATCTATTGCTCCGTTTACGGTGATGTTATTGACTACTGGAGTAGCCATAGAAGCAGCCTCGGCCTTACGGAAAGAGCCGACATTGAAGTCACTCGTTAATACGTTAGAAGTAGCTGCGGCAGCTGCGGCAGAAGAGCCGGCATTAGCCACGCCAGAGCCTCCAGTAGTGCCCAACGATGAAGTACTACCGAATGAGCTCGTAGCAGTAGTCGAGGTAGTCGATACCGTTGGAATCTGAACC